TAGTTGTAAAGTCTTTGAGCCAGTTCAAAATCTGTCTCCCCTTTGTAAGTAGCCCCGAAAACCGAGGCTCTTGCGAACGCTTCTTGTGCATGTGTTTCTCCTTCCCAGAAGTATCTATCTCTGAGTGTATCTAGACTAAATTTATCAAACTCTTTTTCTTTATCATAGTCTATTTCAATTCCTAAGTAAGGCTTAGTTCCTATTTTATCTTCAACCATTATTTTATTTCTCCGTCCCAATCTTGGTAATTTAAATGTATAGCTATTATAGCATAATGTATAATTTTAAACAAGTCTAAATCGCTATGTCCTTGTTTTTTACCATACCTCATAGCATACTTCATTATGTTACCCATTACAAAACCTTTTCCATGTCCTGAATCTACAATCATATCAGTAGCTTGATACTTTCCATGTGCATAATGTTGGTTATAAGTATCATCAACATGAGATTTTATTTGCTCGATTATTTTATCTTCATTAAATTTGTATTTCATTTTTTATAATACTCCTTTTTTAATTTTTTCATATACCATTTAGGTGTGAAAGAAGAAACCATAATTCTTTTATTCATATATACATGGGTTTGTTCTGGTAAATATTTTTCAAAATTATCCATTGATAGTTTTTTCTTTTCTTCATCTACTAACATAGTTTTTAACCATTCAATAACTAATTCTTTAGATTTTTTTCTAAGTTGTTTTGCTTTTTTTCCATTCATAATACTGTAGAGTCATAGTTTTTAACAAGCTTCCAATAATTTAATAAACTGTTAAACATTTCTTTATGTTTGTAATGTGTTTCTTTGTCCCATACATGAGTTAAAACTAACTCTGTATCTGCTCTATCAACAAAGATAGATATTCTTTCAGGGTCTTCTATATTACAACCTTGTGCGTAGGCTGACAGTTGCATACCATGTTCATCATATACTAAACGAGCAGAGTCTTTTCCTTTTAAGTTGTCTTTAGTTTTAAAATCTATAAATATACCAGACTTAGAATATAAGTCTATCTTACCACCATATCCTTCGTTAGCACAAAAAGAATCTTCTGCTATCCATTCTTCATTAGGATAGTTTGCATCTAACCAAGACTTAATAACTTTGTAAGGTTTTGTTTTAGCTCCACCTAAAAATCCTTTTTCTATTTGTGCATGTATTTTTGTACCTTGTTTAGCAGCATTCATTCCTACTTCTCTTCCTGCATTCTTACACTTGTTTATATAATCTGGGTCATCTTTATCTAGATTTAAAGAAGCTTCTAAAGCTTGTGTAATCTTCCAGTTTTCTAGTGAAGGCTTTGCTGCTATACCTATAATCGTAGTAACAGAAGGTACTAAACCTTCTTTCTTAGCATCACGAAGAGTTGTATTCCTTTCTTTACCATTAGCACCTACAATGGTATACATAGGTTCTCCGTTATGGTCATACCAATGACCTGCTTCTGATTTATAATTACTCATTTTTTAAATCCTCAAATGTTTTGTAGACATCTGATGTAAATAGTTTTTGTATACTTACTAACCACATTCTACTTGCGTTGTGGTCTCCACCACTAACAGACTTTTTAAAGTCTAACTTTTCTATTAACTGTTTTAATTTTGGTACATCAAATATAAATGTACAGAATATATCATCGCCAATACAAAGATTATGAAACCAGTAATCAGCTTCTGTAACTGCTATACCTGAAGGTTTACCATATGATTGATATTCAATACATATGTTACCTGTTTTCATCCACATACCTCTTTCAGATTTTACTTCTATTTTTTTATCAGTAAACATTTCTGCTATTTTATCTTCTCTTATCTGACCATATTGTAAATCAATGTCAAATTTTTTCATATCTTTTTTAATGGGTTTCATACCAACTGTCTCCTATTTTGTATTCTCCGTCCAAAGGACATCTCATTTTATAAAAATTACCTGCATCTTTTATAGCTTGAACTCCTGCTCTACCTACATAATCTGCTTGTGATTCTTTAACTTCTATTTGCCATTCATCGTGAATGTTGGCAACTATTTTAGCATCAATGGTATTTAATTTCAAGTCTAAATCTAATAACTCTAATGCTTTTTTCATAACAATAGCACCACCACCTTGCAATAAACTATTAAGTGCAGCGTGTCTATGCCTGATTAATATTTTTCTACCGTCTAAACCTTTTAGATATTTCTTTTGCGAAGCTCTGTCAACTCGTTGTTTAAGAGTTCTAAGTGTTGGTAGACTAGCAAGAAAGCGTTCTCGCAACTGTTTACCTGCATTCCTGCTTCCTTTAATGATTCGTCCAATCTTCTCATCTCCAGCTCCGTAAACGAGTGCATAGATGAAAGTTTTCGCCTCATCTCTTGATTTAAGTCCAGCAAATCTTTGGTTAGCTGTATGAATGTCTCCGTTAATAATTTCATTTATATACTCCTTGTCAGCCATATAGTGTGCTAACATTCTTAATTCTAATCCACTTGCATCTATACCTACAAGTTTATATCCTTCTGGTGTAGTCCAACAATCTCTACATTCTTTACCGTAAGGACTGTAGATAGCAGGTACTTGAGCCATGTTAGGACTTCTGTGTGCCATTCTACCTGTAATAGCACCAGTAGAAATTACAGAACCATGAACTCTATTATCCTTTTTGTTTACTGCTTCTATCCAAGAATGTACTTGTGCTAATCTTTTTTGATACAATAAAAAGTCTGCTATAAGTTGAGCTTCTTTTATATGTGTAATCTTTTTGAGTGTGGTCTCGTCTACGATAGCTTGACCAGTTGGAGTAAACTTATTTGGCTTCCAACCAAGCTCTTGTAATCTTTGACCTATTTGTTTTCTTGAGCCTAGATTAAACTCTTGAAGAGTCTTTCTCATGAAAGGTTTTTGCTCAAGCCTACCCTCTATTATATCTGTATATTCTTGTTCTGTCAATCCTTGTTTAGAAAGTTTACCGTCTTTTTTTAATTTAGGTGTAATTAATTTATCATCTATCCATATTGGTTTAAATGTTTCATGTACTTTGTCCTCTGTTTCTTTTAACTTAGAACTTAATTCAGATGTAAGTAACATTGCTTTTTCATCATCAAATAAAAATCCATTTTGTTTTTGTTCTTCTAATAAATATGTAACTTTGTGTTCTAACTCTATTGATTCTTTTGAAAAACCTATAGATTCTTTTTTTAAATAATTAAATAATTTAAAATTTATATCTACATCTCGTTGACAATAAGATAACATATCCTCGTTATATGAATCCCATTCAGGAGATTCTTTTTTAGGTATGCCTAACTTATAACCCCATTTAGCTATGCTATGTCCTCCTTCTCTGTTGGGATTAAATAGTCTAGACAAAACTAAAGTATCTACAACTTTATCAGGATTGTATAAATCTACACCTTTTAACTTTTTAATTACAGGTATATCAAATCCTATAATATTGTGTCCAATAATTTTGTCTGCACTTTTTAGTAATTCTATTCCTTCATCAATTTTATCTTCAGGATAATTATAAAACTTACCTTTGTCATCTATGGCTACAATACACCATATGACTGTAGGATTTAATCCGTCTGTTTCTATATCAAATACTAATTGCATTTTCTTCTACCTCAAATTCTGATATATCTTCCTCCGATAATCTGCCTGTATCTTTATCATACACTAATGAACTGGCTAATCCTACATCCCCTGTGTATCTAGATTTTAATACACGAAGCTTTGTTGTTCTTGCTTCAAGCTCATCATCTGATTGCTGATTCCTTTCTAATGCTATCACACAATCACTTAATTGTCCAATACTATTTGAACCACGAAGATGAGATAGAGATACTTCAATACCATTCTCATGTCCTTTGTTACCGTCTACTCTTCTTAGGTGTGATACAAGTATTAGTCCTGCTCCTGTCTCTTCAACCAAGCTACGAAGTCTAGTCATGATAGAATCAATAGCTCTTCGTTCATCTCCCTCATGCACAGCACTAACAAGCATATGTAAATGGTCTACCACAACCCACTTACAATCACAACCAACTATAAGATATCTAAGCTTTGCAAAGATATCATCTATCTCGTTAGTGCCAAAGTGTGCATGAATGAATACCCTATCCTCCTCAAATACTTTATCAAACATTTGCATGATAGTTTCTTTGTCAAACTTTTCTCGTTCTTGGTCAATGTAAAGTCTTGCATTAGCTTCGATAGAAAGTATACCGTCAACAGTTCTCTTCCAATCTTCTTCCAATGCAATCACACCTACATTATCCTCTGTTTGATTTATAAGCCAATGCTCTAGCTCTCTAGTAACACTAGACTTACCTAGTCCTGTTCCACCAGTAAGAGTTACGAGTTCTCCTTGCCTTAAACCATATAACTTTTTATTTAATCCTTCCCATGGAAAAGCTATACTCTCTTTCTTTTGTCTGTCAAAGTAAGATACTTTTTTATCTGATACTTTTATAATACCACTAGGAGTATAAAGTTTTGCGTCCCACCAAGCTCTTGTAAAGTCTTGATGTTTACCTTGCTTGAGCATATCATTAGGGTCTTTATATCCATTAGGTAATGTTACAATCTTAGCTTTTCCCGGTTTTAAAATTGTAGCTACTTTTTTTGCAGCTTCCTGTCCTTGCTTGTCTTTGTCAAAACATAGCACGACATTGTCAAAACTTTCTACATATTCTAAACTTTCTTTTATATCTTTTACTGCAGATAAAGCTCCTCTCTTAATACTTACACAAGCCCACTTGCTACCTAATAATTCAAAGGCTGCCATAGCATCGCATTCTCCTTCTGTGATAGTAAGATACTTGCCACCTTCTTTAAATAAATTTTGTCCAAACAATCCAGAGCCTTGTATAGAACCATTAAAAGAAAATCTTTTATCTTTTACATACCTAGTCTTTATAGCACATTGCTCATTGTTTATGTAGTATGGATATAAATGCTGTGCCATTTGACCATTCGAGTCATAAATAACTTTTACTCCATACTTTTCTGCTGTTTCTTTTGTGATATTTCTATCAACTAATTTACCAAATATACCTCCATGTGGATTTACAATGGTGGTTGGTTGTTTATATTTTTCCATTGATGTTACCTTATTTTCATAATTACTATAAAACTTGCCACAACTAAAACATTTAGCTGACCCGTCTTCGTTTACTGATACAGCGTCAGAACTGCCACATTCATGGCATGACACATGATACTTTACAAATTTATTTTGTTCCATGATACCCTCGTTAAATTAAAATGGAGAGGCGTTGTTCATATGACATCTAAGCCGATACTATGTATGGACTATTGTGCCAAACAGGATTTATACTTTAATAGCTATCCTCTTTTACGCTAACCTCTCACTTGGAGATACGAATTAGTCTTCTGAATCTATTGTACCACCGTCTTCTGTCGGTGTTTCAACTATATCCTCTACGACTTCTTCTTCTTTATTCTCTACCAAAGATTCAGGACAATCTTTTAAGAGGGCTTCTAGATTTGCCCTGTGTGTTGAACTGGTAAAGTTTAAAGCTTCTAACAAAACCTCAAGCTGACCTACTTTATTTATCATAACAGTAGCTTGAGTTCTAATACTTTCGTCTTCTACTTTTGATACATCATAAGTTGTTGTACCATTTTCGTTGTTAATAGTTACAATCATATTAAAACTCCTCGCCGTCCCCGTAAGGGTCTAGCTCTGCTCCGTCTTGAGATTTTAAAGGAACTAAATCTAAAACCTGCATTGCTTGGAAATCTAAACCTTTAAATGTTCCAAACTTATTTTCGGTTTCCCATTCGTTGTATTGAACTTTTACAGTAGAGCCATTACCTACGACTTCGTCCATAAGATTTTTCTCTCTGTC